TGCCCCACTGAGGAAGGCTGGCGCATCGCCATCTATCCAGACTACAAGGGCAACCGGGACTACTCGAAGCGCCCCGTGTACCTCTCAGCGGTCAAGGACTACATGGCTGAGAACTACCGCAGCTACCGCAAGCCCACGATGGAAGCTGACGACATCATGGGGATTCTCTCCACGCACCCCACGCTGGTCCCCGGTCGGAAGATCATCGTAAGCGAAGATAAAGATATGCAGACCATCCCAGGATGGCTCTGGAATCCCGCTAAGGACCGCAAGCCTCGCCTCATTGATGAGCACAGCGCCAACTACTACCACTTCTATCAGACCCTCGTAGGGGACTCCACGGACAACTATAAAGGCTGCCCTGGGATTGGCCCTGTGAAGGCTGAGGGGATTCTGGAGAAGCACTGTCACGAGACCAAGCACGACTCTGTGTTTGAGGACTACATGGCATGGGAGGACATTGTGGCTGCCTTCGAGAAGAAGGGGCTCACCGAGGATGACGCAATCCTCCAGGCTCGGCTGGCCCGCATCTGCCGCGCTGACGACTACAACTTTAAGGCTCAGGAAGTGATTCTGTGGAACCCGTAAATCAAAACAACCGGACGTGCCTCAATTGCGCCCACGGCAAGATGGACCTCAGCAATGGCGCAGTCCGCTGCAAGCAGCATGACAAGGAAGTGGTGGCGTGGTTCGTCACCCCCAAGCAGTGTCTCGACTACAAGGACCAAGCGTAATGGAGAAAGACTGCAACACCTGTGGTATCCATGCTCAGGCAGTCAGCATCGATGATATTCCTCCGCAGTGCTGGTCCTGTACCAGTTCGGAGATGCGTGGCGGCCCGGTGCTGCCGCAATGGGAGCCTATCGAGTTCCACCCCGGTATGGCGAGCATTGACTATGCAGGACTGGAAGCGAAGAAGGAGGCAGCCTTAACCGCGCTGGATAAGCAGGTGGGCGGCGGACACTACAAGGGCCTGAAGATTCAACCGATGGAATACTCGGTGGCCAATGGCCTCAACGCCTGTGCTCACACAGCCATCAAGTACATCACCCGGAAGAAGGGCGATAAGGCCAAGCGACTGGAGGATTTGGACAAGGCTATCCACTCCATTGAGCTGTACAAACAGTTCATCGAAGACGGCCTGCTGGAAGACTGACCGATTCCCCTGAGAGCCAAGCCAGTAAACGCTCTCAGGGTTCCTCTTGACATTTTCGGCAACCTATAACCCAGCTCTCGCAGTATGCCGAAAAACGTATATGAGATTAACTTAAGTTATGTCCACGGCATCCCCAACTCTCTCCGAGCAAATCGGACAGCTCCTCACACCTGAGCTCCTCAGGCTTCTCGATGAGCTGCACCCCCTCAGCCTCCCCAATCCCAACGACCCACCCTCTGTGATGTGGTTCAAGGTAGGGCAGCGCTCCATGATCGAAACCCTGCACGCTAAGTTTGCAGAGGTGAACGACCCCTCCTGAGGTACACCCCCACATGTGCAGTGCTCCCAGCGCCCCGAAGCAGCAGACCGTGGCACCCGCCCAGACTCCGGCCCCTATGGCCAATCCCGAGAACACCGCTAACGCGAACACTGTAGGTGGCCAACGGGCTGCCTCTACGGGCCGTAACGCTCTCCGTATTGACCTCGCTACCCCCGCCTCCTCGGCCTCTGGTCTCACCATCCCGCAGTAATGGCTGACGACAACGGCAGTCTCAAGGCTCGGTATGACAAGCTGAGCGGTGACCGGCTCGTGTTCCTAGAACGTGGCCGTGACTGCGCGAAGCTCACCATCCCCACCTTACTCCCCCCGGAGGGCTCCACTAGCTCCACCAAGTTCCCCACTCCGTACCAATCCTTTGGTGCCCGTGCGGTCAACAACTTGGCAGCTAAGCTCCTCCTGGCGTTGCTCCCTCCGAACTCCCCGTTCTTCCGCCTTGTGGTGGATGACGTGACCATGCAGAAGCTCACTGGCCGCCAAGACATGCGTGCCCAGATTGAGAATGCACTGAGCGGGATGGAGCGGTCAGTCATGACCAACATTGAAACAAGCACCATCCGCACCTCTGCATTCGAGGGTATCAAGCTCCTGCTCGTCACGGGCAACGTGTTGTTCTTCTTGGCCCCCAATGGCGGCATGAAGACCTTCCGTCTGGACCGTTACGTGGTCAAGCGGGACCCTATGGGTAACGTCTTGGAACACATCACGAAGGAGTGTGTGTCCCCGATGGAGCTCCCGGATAGCATCCGAGAGTTCGTACTGGCCAACAAGGCAGCGAATGACAATGAGGACGTGGTGGATGTCTACACCAGCGTGAAGCGCACCAAGAGCAACTGGGAGGTCTATCAAGAAGCCAATGGCATCGAGATTCCCGGTACGCGTGGCAGCTACCCGCTGAACAAGTCCCCCTGGATTCCCCTCCGGTTCATCGCTGTTGATGGCGAGGACTACGGACGTAGCTTCGTGGAAGAGTACCTGGGTGACATCAAGTCCCTCAACGCTCTCCGTAAGGCCATCGTACAGGGCTCCGCTGCTGCAGCCAAGGTTCTCTTCCTCGTCAAGCCGAACTCCACCACCAAGCTCCGCGTTCTCACTGAGAGTGAGTCAGGTGCAGTGAAGGAAGGCAACGCTGAGGATGTGAGCGTACTGCAGATGGAGAAGCAGGCTGACTTCGCTATCGCCAAGCAGACCTGTGACACGATTACCCAAGAGCTTAGCTTTGCCTTCCTCCTGAACACCGCCATCCAGCGTAATGGTGAGCGAGTGACAGCAGAGGAAATCCGATACATGGCTAACGAACTGGAAAGCTCTCTCGGTGGTGTCTACTCGACACTGAGCCAGGAGTTCCAGTTGCCCCTCGTACAGCGAGTGATGTTCCAGATGGAGCGCCAAGGGAAACTCCCGGTACTCCCTGAAGGAACCGTTAAGCCTGCCATCACCACTGGCATTGAGGCTATCGGACGTGGCAATGACCTCACGAAGCTGCAGCAGTTCATGACCTCCCTTGAGCAACTTGGTCCGCAAGTGGCACCCACGTATGTCAATATGGGTGACCTCATCAAGCGCACTGGGGCCTCACTGGGTATCGACATGAACGGCCTCATCAAGACCGATGAGCAAATTGCAGCAGCAGAGCAGCAAGCTCAGATGCAGAACATGCTTCAGACATTGGGCCCCAACGCTGTGAACCAGCTTGGCGGCATGGCTAAACAACACATGCAGGGCCAGCAACAAGCGGCCCCACAAGGACAGTAACATGGCAGACGCAATCCCGCTGGGTAGTGAACCCACGGCTCCCGTAGAGGTATCTCCGAAGAAGACCAAGGCCCCAGCTAAGGTCCTCGAAGATGGCTTCGCAATCCCGGAAGGTGCAGTTCAGCTTGAATCGCACGAAGCCTACCGGGTGGACAACTGATGGCTACTGAGAACGCAGCGGCCTCGACAGCCGTAGAAGGTCAGCCAGCACCGGGAACCCCGGAGTACGATGCAGCGATGGCTGCCAAGTACGATGCTGCCACTGGCAATGCGCCCCAAGCTGAGGCTCCGGTTCGCCCAGTTCACGTCCCGGAGAAGTTCTGGAACGCTGAGACTGGCGCAATCGACACCGAAGCGTGGGCTAAGAGCTACACCGAGTTGGAGCAGAAGCAATCCCAAGGTAAGCCTGCAGAGGCCGCAGCAGCACAAACGGCAACGGACGTGTCCACGCCCCCCGCTGATGCAGCTGAAGCTCTGGAATCGAAGGGGCTGAACCTCTCGGACTTCAGCACGGAGTTCGCTCAGGCAGGTGCCCTCTCGGAAGCCTCGTATCAGAAGCTCGAAGCTGCTGGCATCCCGAAGCCGATGGTTGATGCGTACATCGCAGGTCAGCAAGCTCTGGCCACGCAAGTTCGCGCACAGGGCCTTGAGGCAGCCGGCGGTGAAGAACAGTTCAACGCTATGGCAGCATGGGCCCGCAATGGCCTCACCCCGGGTGAGCTTCAAGCTTACAACGATGCTGTCACCTCGGGCACCGTGGACCAAGCTAAGCTGGCCATCACGGGCCTCCGGGCTCGCTATGAGGCAGCCAATGGCCGCGAACCGAGTCTCCTTGGTGGCAGCAACGCCAACGCCGGGAACGGGGGCTATGGCTCTACGGCTGAGATGGTGCGCGATATGTCGGACCCGCGCTACTCGAAGGATGAAGCCTTCCGCAAACAGGTGGAAGCCAAACTCTCCCGCACTACGGCCTTCTAACATGCCTTCATTGGATGCCAACAAGGGCTCCTCGGTGAACGCTTCCGGAACCAAGATTGCTGCTGCTGTTGCACTCGGCAGTGGCAAGCTGGATACCACGAAGGCGGTCAACGACGCCCATACCCTCGTTAAGGTGGGTAACCTCCAGATCAACGTCAAGACGGCCATCGCAATGGGCCTCCTGGCGCGCAACGCAAGTGACACACTGGTTGAACTGAACGGGGCTACTGCTCCTACGGTTACCACCAAGTAATACCGAAGCACCCATCTCTAAGCATTCCACGCAAGGAACACTTGGCCCTCTGAGGAGGACAACCATGCACACGTCCACGCCTAAGTCTGCTCTGAAGTGAACCCTCCAAGGCCACCCCCTGGCCGCTCTTTCATTTCACATTGGATTTACCCTTAAATGGCAAACGCAACAGTCCTGGCCGGTGGCCAGATTAACGGCGCAGGCGCAACCGATGCCCTGTTCCTCAAGGTCTATGGCGGTGAAGTTCTCACGGCATTCGACCAAAACAACGTGGTCATGCCCCTCCACACGGTCCGCACGATTAGCTCGGGCAAGTCGGCTCAGTTCCCGGCAACGTGGCGCGTCACGGGTGGTTACCACACCCCGGGTACGGAAATCGTTGGTCAGACTTCGAACCTGAACGAGCGCAACATCGTCATTGATGACTTGCTCGTATCGAGCGTGTTCATTGCTGACATTGACGAAGCGAAGTCGCACTTCGATTACCGCTCGGTCTACTCGCAGGAAACGGGCCGCTTCTTGGCAGCGAACTGGGACAAGAACGTGATGCAGGTTATGGCTCTCGCAGCCCGTGCTTCGGCTACGGTTACGGGTGCTGTTGGCGGCACGGTTCTCACCTCGGCTACCACGCTGTACAAGACCTCGGCAACGGACCTCGCTGCTGGCATCTACGCTGCAGTTCAGGCAATGGACGAGAAGG